CGAAAGATGCCAGGAGAGAGGGTATGCGCGGTTGAAGTTCTCTACGGTTCTGGATGGCGTGAGGACTGTTTGGGATGTAAAAAAAACCACCGCATATGACCACCTGCAACCATTTTTTGAATCCCTGGTGTCTGAATGTCACATGGCAGAAAGTTATGCAGACATCGTTCTATCTCGCGTAACAAAGTGATTAATGTTTTCTACCGAAATGTACTTTAGTAGAAATTTGATGTTGATTGTGGCGGAAAATTAGGATAGGATTAATTCTAACACTACAAATCCGTCCTTTGTTACGGTGGGTTGAATGGAAGTCCTTTTTCCCCGGTCGCCGATAAAAATTTTGGTCGGCATACTGGCTTAAGAAGGCAAGCCCCGCGATTAGCGTCGCGGGCTTTTTGCATTTCTGCACAACAGGTAATAGCATTGAGCGGTGAATGACAGATGACGCCGCGTGCCTGGTTAGCCAGTGCTGTTTCCGTTGTGGTGAATGCGTAGGCTGATACGCTCATGACCAGTAGCAGAGCGGACGTTCTACTGTGGCAAATTCGTGACATCGCAAGCCGGGGATCAGCGCCGGCCACCACAATCAAAACTAAGCCGCAGCCCTAACTGGCTATCCTGCTTTCACCAGTGATAGTTATGCTGCGGCCTTCTAATCCAAGCAGCCAGCTAGGAACTTAGGCCACAGAGCCGACATTGCCTTAACCCTCATTGCCCACTACGCGTGGGCTTTTTTATTTTCAGCGTCTGCCATCGCGGGCGCTATCACTACTCACAGCACCGACCGACAAAATCGGAGGTGAACTATGGCTAAACGTATGCAAGACAAAGAGAGCATCGCAGGTTTCTCCTGGCTGATTCTGCTCGTCATTGCCTGCTGGGGCGGGCTGGTCAGATACCTGATTGACGTAAAGCAGAACAAAGCGACATGGAGTTGGATTAATGCTCTGGCGCAGATTGTCGTCTCCGGTTTTACCGGAGTAATCAGCGGCCTGATTGGCATCGAGAGTGGTCTGAGCATTTACATGATACTGGCGACATCAGGAATTAGTGGGGCGATGGGTTCTGTCGCACTGACGTATTTCTGGGAACGTCTGACGGGGATGAAAAATGCAAGTCAGTGACAAAGGCATTGAGCTGATTAAGCGGTTTGAAGGCTGTTCGTTGTCGGCATACCCTGACCCAGGAACCGGCGGCGCGCCCTGGACTATCGGCTACGGCTGGACGGGTAACGTTGACGGCAAGCCCATTAGGCCAGGGATGAAAATCGACCAGGCTACCGCTGACCGGCTGCTGCGTACTGGAATCGTCAGCTATGACCAGGCCGTGAACAAAATGCTGAAAGTGAAGGTCACGCAAAACCAGTATGACGCTCTGGTCTCCCTCGCGTACAACATCGGTACTCGTGCGCTATCGACATCAACGCTGATGAAAAAGCTGAACGATGGCGATTACGGCGGCGCTGCTGATGAGTTTATGCGATGGAACAAGTCGGGAGGCAAGGCGATGCAGGGGCTTACGAACCGACGCAAAGCGGAGCGAGAGGTTTTCCTGGCATGAGCAGGCTAACCATCGTCGGTATAGCTCTGGCAGTCATGGCCGCACTTTGCGCCATATCGTGGCGCTCAGGCTGGTCATCGCACGCTGACCACATTAACGCTCTGGCCGCTGCAAAGCAGAAGAGTGCGGAAGCGGAAATAAGGCCGATGGAAGAAAAGGCCGCTGCAGAAACCGCTAAAGCTCAGGTGGTCTACAAAACAATTACACGCGACGTGGTGAAATATGTCCAGTCTCCGAACCGCACTGTGTGCAAGTTTGATGATGATGCTGTGCAGCTGCGCCAGCGTGCAATCGACGCTGCCAACTCCATCCCCGGATTTGATGCAGCCACCGTGCAAGGCAAGTGATGCCGGAATCGACTCAGACGCAGACCTGCAATCTGATATCGAAACCGCTCAATGCCTGCGCCAGCTCAGGCTAGATAAATACCGCTGGCAGGCGTATTACCGCGCCGTCAGTAATTAACACCACCACGCGCTGCACTGTCGCAGCATCCCCACATTAACTATGACCGCAACCCGACGGGGAAACTCCTCTGCGTGAGTGTGTGGGGGTAATCAATAACAGTGCATACCGGGTTCCGCGAGACATAGCGGCGTTTCCCTCATAGCGGCCCACTGGAGCCGTGGCAGAAGAATCTCAGTGTGTTTTACAGAGCATTTAACTATGAATGCTCGATAAAGCAGAGTTTGTTTTATGTGCGCCCACGGGCGAGATACTCACTAACCAGTGGAATATTCCAAAATGGCGACCAAAAATAAAGTAGGTCGCCCAAGTAAACTTGCCGAGAGTCTGGAAAAGGCAAAAGAATACTTAATGGGCGGCTATGAGGCGGTAGGTGATGTAGTCCCTAGCGTTGCTGGGCTTGCTTGTTATCTCGGCGTAACCCGGAAGTCTATCTACGAGTGGGCGAAGGGAAGTGACGAATTAAGTGACACGTTAGAGGGCATTCTTTCTATGCAGGAGAATAAGCTCATTAACAAGGGCCTGACAGGTGATTTCAACGCGACCATAACGAAGTTGATGCTGGCTAACCACGGCTATAGCGATAAGACCGAAGTTGATAACAAGTCATCCGACGGCAGCATGACGCCGAAGCCCACAACCATTCAATTGTTGCCAGTTGAGCCGAAAGCATGAGTGAAGCCGTTCAACTACCGATCCCCGCCAAGCTTGCGCCACTGTTCACCGCCGCGAATAAGCGTTACCGTTGTTCGCACGGTGGACGCGGCAGCGCCAAGACACGCACCTTCGCACTGATGACTGCCGTAAAGGCATATCAGTCGATGATGAACGGTGAAAGCGGCGTTGTGCTCTGCGCGCGTGAGTTCATGAACTCTCTGGAAGAGTCGAGCATGCAAGAGGTGAAGCAGGCGATCCTCTCTGTCCCATGGCTAGCTTCCAACTTTGATATCGGCGAGAAGTACATCCGCACCATCGATAAGAGCGTTAACTACGTGTTCTGCGGCCTGCGGCATAACCTCGACAGCATCAAGTCGAAAGCGCGCATTCTGCTGTGCTGGGTGGACGAGGCTGAATCAGTCAGCGAAATAGCCTGGCAGAAGCTGAGCCCAACAGTTCGTGAAGAAGGCTCAGAGATTTGGGTGACATGGAACCCGGAGCGTGACGGTAGCGCCACTGATAAGCGTTTCCGCAAAGAGGCCGGCGACGACTGCATCACCGTAGAAATGAACTACACGGATAACCCGTGGTTCCCTGACGTGCTGGAAGGTGAGCGACAGAACGATCAGCGCCGCCTCGACCCGGCAACTTATTCCTGGGTGTGGGAAGGGGCTTATCTCGAAAACTCCGATAATCAGGTGCTGGCTGGGAAATACCGCATTTCCGAGTTCTCGGACAATCTCTGGAAAGAGGCTGAACGCCTGTTCTTCGGCGCTGACTTTGGTTTCGCCAAAGACCCTAACACGCTAACCCGCTCCTTTATCCTGCATAACCGACTCTACGTCGAATATGAGGCCTACGGCGTTCATACCGAACTCGACCACATGCCAGAGCTGTACGACACCATCCCCGGCGCGCGGGACTGGCCCATTAAAGCTGACTCAGCGCGACCGGAGACAATCAGCTACCTCAGGCGGCAAGGCTTCAATATCTCAGCTGCTGAGAAGTGGCAGGGAAGCGTTGAGGACGGAATCGCTCACCTGCGCGGCTTCGATGAGATAATCATCCATCCCCGCTGCAAGAACGTAGCGCGCGAGGCCCGCCTGTGGTCGTACAAAACAGACCGCATAACCGGCGAAGTGCTGCCGAAACTTGCGGACGGTAACGAACACTGCTGGGACGGTATCCGCTACGGTCTTGATGGGCATATCAAGCGCAAAGGTAAGGTGGCAGGGATGTTGATCCCAAAACGCCTGCAGGGCAGATAATCAGTGAGGATTTTATGAGCGGAGTTTATTTCGAATCAAAGCGCATCGGCGATATTTCATGCACGCATGTAAAGTATGGCGGTGTTGAAGCGACCATGAAGCAGGTAGGCGATCGCAAGGTCATTGAGTCACGAGGCCGAGGCAATGTCAGGCAGGCCAAAGCTATAGCTAGGGCGTTGCACAAAGCCGTTCAATAATGGATAACCCATGACTGACAAATTAACTCTTGCCGTCAACCATGCCCTGAACGACGCCCGGCTCGCTCGTGCCCGTATGGGCATGCTGAACCCGACAATGGGGCTGGACGCCAAGCGCAACTCCGCCTGGTGCGAATACGGATTCCCTGAGCAGGTAACCTACGAAAACCTCTACGCTCTGTACCGACGCGGTGGCATCGCTCACGGCGCTGTCGAAAAGCTGGTAGGCAAATGCTGGCAGACCAACCCGGAAATCATCGAGGGCGATGACGCTGACGAGAGCGAGGGTGAAACCACCTGGGAGCGAAAGACCAAGCAGGTATTCACTAATCGACTCTGGCGCTCGTTCGCCGACGCTGATCGCCGCCGCTTGGTTGGGCGTTATTCAGGCATCCTGCTACACGTTCGTGATGACCAGGACTGGAATCAGCCTGTCACTCGCGGACGCGGGCTGGAAAAAATCACGGTCGCCTGGGCTGGCTCGTTGACCGTTGGCGAGTGGGACACCGGCCTGAACTCGAAAACCTACGGTCAGCCGAAAATGTGGCAGTACGTTGAGCGGTTGCCGAGCGGCTCAAGCCGACAGGTAAACATCCACCCTGACCGGGTATTCATCCTAGGGGATTACTCAGATGATGCCATCGGGTTTCTGGAGCCGTCCTATAACGCATTCGTTAGCCTGGAGAAAGTCGAAGGCGGCTCTGGTGAGTCGTTCCTGAAGAACGCGGCCCGGCAGCTGGCGCTGAGTTTCGACAAAGAAATCGACTTCGGCAGCCTGGCATCAATGTACAACGTCAGCGTTGATGAACTGCAGGACAGGTTCAACGAGACAGCCCGCGAGATGAACCGTGGTAACGACGTGCTGTTGTCGTTACAGGGCGCTAACGTCACATCTTTGGTCTCTCCGGTATCTGACCCATCACCAACCTATGACGTTAACCTGCAAACCGCCGCAGCCGGGGTGGATATCCCGACACGCATTCTGGTTGGCAATCAGCAGGCAGAGCGGTCGAGCACCGAGGACCAGAAGTACTTCAATGCTCGCTGCCAGTCACGCCGCGTAGACCTGTCTTTCGAGATTGAGGACTTCTGCGACAAGCTGATTGACCTGCGCATTATCGACTCAGTCACTGTGAAAACGGTTATCTGGGATGACCTGAACGAGCAGAGCAGCGCTGAAAAACTCGCTAACGCCAAAACGATGGGCGAGGTAAACCAGACCATGCAGGGCAGCGGAGAGAATCCGGCATTCAGCCGCGAGGAAATTCGCACGGCTGCTGGTTACGAAAATGACGGCGACGATCCGTTAGGAGAAGAGGATGGCGAAGAGGAAGGCGAAGCCGCCGATTCTACCGCGTAACTACCGCGACCCCACCGGGGCTGACGCCCTGGAGCGCCGGGCGATGAAAGATTTTGCCCGGAGGATGAATAAAATCTCCCGTGTATATAAATCAGCACTCGAACGCATCCCTTCATCACTCGCAGTAAATGCCAGGTACGAATACCAGCTCGATCCGCAATACCTATCCCTGATCCTCAATGATGCCAGCTATCTGGTTGACCAGGTGCTACTAGATAGGGGCCAGAACGGCCTGTGGTTCGACGAGTATATCGACCTGGCTGCAGAGAAAGGCACAGGACAGGCGTACACCAACCTTAGCCAGCAATCACCAGCATACGCCGCTGGTCGTGAGTCTCTGTCAGCAATCCTCGCCAGCGAGCCATATCAGCGTCGCATGGCGCTGGTTCACGCTCGCATGTTCGAGGAGATGAAGGGGCTGAGCGCTGAGGTTAAGCGGGACATGGCGCGGGTGCTGACTGATGGCGTCGGGCGAGGTCTTCACCCGCGCGAGGTATCGAGAAATCTCACCGAGCAAATCGGCATCGAGAAGCGTCGGGCAAACCGCATCGCTCGCACCGAGATAACGACGGCACTGCGGCGGGCGAAATGGGACGAGGGCGAGGAGGCGCGGGAGGATTACGGCCTGAAAACCAGACTGCTGCACATCTCGGCTCTATCTCCAACCACGCGCAGAACTCATGCAGCGCGTCATGCACACCTCTACACCACTGAAGAGGTGCGGGAATGGTACGCACGGGATGCCAATGCTGTGAACTGCAAATGTAGCCAGCAGAGTGTTCTGGTTGATGAGAACGGCGATCCACTTTTCCCCGATCTCATCACAAAACTCAAACAGGAATACAAAATGATGCAGGCGCGAAAATACGCCTGGGCGGAGAAATAACTATGCCGATGCAGGTCAATATCACTACCCGGGTGAACAGCCAGTCTATCCGGCGCGAGACATATAACGGACGAGAACACCTGGTGTTACCGAGCTATACGCTGCCGGCCAACGTCGTAATGAACGGCGGCCTCTATCCTCAGTCAGAAATCGACGCCCACTATAAGGGGCTGGAAGGCACGCTGGCCCCGCTTGGTCACCCGCAGGTTAACGGCCAGTTCGTATCCGCTTTCTCACCGGAGGGTATCAATGCCGGCCATATCGGCGCGTGGAACCGCAACGTTAAAAAGAGCGGCAACCGAATCTACCTGGAAAAATGGGTAGACGTGGCCCGCGCCGGTGAATCAGAGGGCGGCCGCGAACTCCTAGAGCGAGTGGCCGCTATCGAGCGTGGCGATGATGTCCCGCCGATTCATACCAGCGTGGCGGCATTCCTCGACCAGCTCGAACCCAACGAGCAGCAGCGCGCCACCGGTGCGGATTGGGTGGCAAAAATCCACGGCATGGACCACGACGCAATCCTGTTGCATGAAGTTGGTGCCGCCACACCTGAGCAGGGCGTTGGTCTGATGGTTAATGCCGACCTCGCCGTTCCGTTGCAGGCGAATACAGGCGCTCTTATTGGAGAGTCCTATCGCGAGCGCGAACAGCGTCTGGATCGTGCGGCCAAGGCCAAGTTTGCCCCGGGTGAAAATCAATACGCCTGGGTGGCTGATTTCACTGATTCACAGGTGGTCATCATCCGCAACGGCGGAGATGCGCAGGTTTATGGCTACTCAGCCGACGGCGGGAAAATCACCATTGACGATACCGGCACCGCAGTGGCTCGCCAGGAGTCATGGGTTTCTGTCGTCGCCAACAAATTAAAATCTCTTTTCACACCGCAGGAACAGCCTGCAACAAACCAAACGGAGGGCGACATGCCTTTAACCAAAGAAGAACTGGAACAAATCGGCAGCCTGGTTAGCGAGTCGGTCGCCGCCAACACCGAAAAGGCAATCAAGCCTCTCGCAGATAAGGTCGATGCGCTGCAGGCCAATCAGCAGCAACTTGCTGAGGCCCTGACGGCCAACTCCCGCGCCGAAGAGAAATCCAAGCGCGAGGCTGTTGCGAAGGTGCACGGCGAAATCGTGGCTAACGCCCTGTCAGGCGAAGCCCTGGACGCGATGTTTAAAACCATCGGTGACGCCGCTCCGCTGGGCGCTAATGCTGGCCAGCAGCAGAAAGAGACCGGCGCGCCTGATTCTGCAACCTATTTCGGAGGTGCTGCGTAATGGCACGTTATCGTCGCGTTAATATTGACGGTCAGTCTCTGTACAAGACCGAAACCCGTGTTGCCGCAGCTGCGCTGCTGCCAGGCACCGCCGCTGTCATCAATGCAGATGATGAGTTTGCTCAGGCGTCTGCGCTGACTGGCCGCATCTACATCATTGATGTCGCGTATCACCAGGGCCAGAAAATCACCGATGCCGTCCCCGCTGGGGATTCGGCTGTCGGTAACTATGTCGAAGAGGGCCGCGAGCTGGCTCTACTGTGCGTTCCTGGCGCGTACAAGAAGGACAGCCCGATCAAGCTCGGCTCAAACGGCCAGTTCACTCTCGCTACTGCCGACACCGATTCTGTTATCGGCTACAGCCAGGATGAGGCGACCATCGCCGCCAGCACCACTGATTTCATCCGCGTCCGCATGCGCGTAGGCACCGTCGCCGCGCCTGCTGAGTCCGGCGAATAACAAAAGGATAACCGAACATGTATTTCTCCAAAGAAACGCTGGCGACTAACTCCCGCCTCGGCGGTCACTGGAACGAGCTGTGGGCTAACCGCAATATGTGGAATGCCAACCATGACGCCATGATTGCCGCAAACCGCGCGCATATGACGCCTGACTGGCTGGCTGCCAATGCCGCCGGCGGTTTCACGCGCGACTTCTGGGCTGAAATTGACCGCCAGGTGCTGCAGCTGCGCGATCAGGAAGTCGGGATGGAAATCATCAACGACCTGATCGGCGTGCAGACCGTCCTGTCTGTCGGTAAAACAGCGAAGCTGTACAGCGTTGTTGGCGATATCGCAGACGACGTGTCGGTCAGCATCGACGGCCAGGCCCCGTTCTCGTTCGACCACACCGAATACGCCAGCGATGGCGATCCGATTCCGGTTTTCACGGCTGGTTACGGGGTTAACTGGCGTCACGCTGCCGGCCTGGGCACTGTCGGTATCGACCTGGTGCTGGATTCGCAGATGGCGAAGATGCGCAAATTCAACAAAGAGCGCGTCAACTACTATCTGAACGGCAACCCGAACATCCAGGTGCAGTCCTACCCGGCGCAGGGTATTAAGAACCACCGCAACACCAAAAAGCTGAACCTCGGCGCGGGCGCCAGCGGTGCCAACATCGACCTGACCACTGCCACCATGACTCAGCTGTTTGAGTTTTTCGGCAAGGGCGCATTCGGCGTGCTGGCCCGCACCAACAAAGTGGCTCAGTACGATGTGATGTGGGTGTCGCCTGAAATCTGGGCGAACCTGGCGCAGCAGTATGTCGTTAACGGCGTAGTCAGCGGTACCGTGCTGCAGGCAGTTCTGCCTTTTGCGCCGGTCAAAGAGATCCGCATGACGTTTGCGCTCTCCGGCAACGAGTTCATCGCCTACGTTCGCCGTCAGGACGTGATTTCTCCGCTGGTTGGCATGGCTGTAGGCGTTGTTCCGCTGCCGCGCCCGCTGCCGAACGTTAACTACAACTTCCAGATCATGTCCGCTGAAGGTCTGCAGATCACCGCAGACGAAAAGGGGCTGTCCGGCGTTGTCTACGGCGCCAACCTGGCGTAAGGAGTGGTCATGGCTAAATACGAAGTAGTGCGGCCGTGGAACGGCGTGAAGGTTGGTGATGTGGTTGAGCTCAAAGAGTTGCACCCGGCGCTGAAATCCAACGTCCGCCTGATGCGCGGAGAGGCCGGTGGCGAGATTACCCCGGCAACTCCGGACGCTGGCACTGATGCCAAATCGCGTAAAGAGGTCATTCAGGAGCGGCTGACCAAACTCGGCATCGAGTACAAAGGGACGCTGGGGGCAGAAAAGCTCGGTGAGCTGCTGCCGGATGGTGAGCTCGAAAAGCTCTTCCCTGAAGAATAACCGCCGCGAAAGCGGTTTTTTTGTGCCCCGTTTCGGCGGGGCCTTTCATTACCGGAGCTGAGAATGGTCACACTCGAACAGGCGAAGGTGTACCTGACAAAGCAGGGACTGGATATTCCCGACTTTGTGCTGCAGGCGCTTATCGACCAGGCAAACAGCATTCAGGAGTGTCTGGACGCGCATTACCCGGCATCGACAGCGCTGCTGATTCAGCTCTATCTGCTGGCGCTGATGGGTCTCGGGCAAGGGGATAAATACATCTCCAGCGAGTCTGCCCCGTCTGGCGCGTCGCGGTCATTCCGCTATCAGTCATTTACCGACCGCTGGAATGGAGCTGTTAGCCTGCTGCGTGGTCTGGATAAGTACGGTTGCGCCACCGGTCTGGTCCCTGACAACCCGAACAATAAGGCGTTTGCGGGGCTGTGGGTAGGCAAAGGCGGCTGCTTTTGTAATGGGGGTAAGTAGCATGTTGGAAGCAAGTCAAATAACCGAACTTTTTAATCAGCTATTCGAGACCGATCCCTCTGCAGCGGCTGAGCTAGTCAATCACCGCGTGGTATGCAACGACTCATTTCTCGATAGTGACACTCCATTCGTATGCTCTCAGTCTCGCGATGGCGTCATCACCATGGGGGTTGTCGGTTTCATGAATGCCATGGCTAAGCCAGGAACTGGTTACGCGGCGGCCGAGTATGATGATGACGGGAAGTTGACCGGCTTCACTGTTGTAGGTGCTGAGAGATGACTTGGATATCCATTCGAGTTCGCCTTCCGCCGTCATTCTCCAGCGTCTGGGTGCTAACCGACACCGGCCGGCAGACAACTGGCTACGTTAAATCGGACGGGGAGTGGTTCATTAACTGTCCGCGTATCAGGGCGAGCGGTGCGAAGGTGCTGAGGTGGAAAGATGGCTAAACGATACGATGTGCATGCCTTTAAGTGCAAAGACAACTGGTCGCTGTTCATTTGGATAAACGACTCCGGCGTTAAGTTTATTGGCCGCCATGCCGAAAATTACGAGAAAGCCAAGGCTGACTTTCTGGGGCAGGCCGATGCTAAGCGCCTTGCCAGTCAGTCAGGGCTAATGCAGCCTCTCGCAGATTTCGAAATCACTGCCAAGGTAGAGGTATTCACGCTATGAGCAGCGCTGCAAACTGGTCATACACCGCAGCAGCCACCATCTGGCGCAATCTCGGCACCGACAAATACGGCGACCCTCTCGGGTATTCAGAGCCAGAGGTGATTCTCTGTGACTATGAAGGCGGCCTGAGCAAGCGCATTGGCAGCTTGGGCTCAGAAATCGTGGTAAAAAATACCGTCTGGACAGAATACTCGCTGGCAGCGGCGGGTGACTACCTGTTGATTGGAGAGTCGTCAGAGGCTGACCCGGTTAACGCTGGAGCTGATGAGGTACGGCAGGTTATCCGCTATGCCGACACATTCGAACGCCTGGCAGATGATTGGGCGCTGATTACTGGAGTCTGACATGGGCGTTAAAGTTCGCGGTATCCGCGAGGCCAAGGCCAACCTTAGTCGCATTGTTGGCGACATTAAGGGGCGCAAGGTAGTGCGGGCCATTAAATCGGCGTTACTCATAGTGGCTCCAGAGGCAGCGGCAATGACGCCTATTGGAGCCACATCAGTTCTCATCAACTCCCAGTTTCAGGAAGTGATGGTCAACGGCACTCGCATCACTGGGCGCATTGGCTACTCAGCCAACTATGCGATTTACGTTCATGAGGCCAAAGGGACACTGAAAGGCAAGCCACGACCTGTTAAGCAAGGCGGGGGTAATTACTGGGACCCATCAGGTGAGCCTAAATTCCTGGAGAAAGCTGGCGAGCGCAGAAAATCTGACGTTGAAGCAGTGGTTAGAAAGGAGTTGAGCCTATGACACCGCCCATGTACGAGCGCGTGCAGCAGTATTTCGAGGATGCCGGGCTGACCTCTGACTACATCGTGCAACTGTTGATGTTCGACGACACAAAAAAACTGACCGACCAGTTTATGGTGTTCCGGCCCAACGGCGGCTCAAACATCCGCAACGACCTCGGCTCCGACCACTACGTCCTCGTTGATGTGGTATCAGCGAAAGGCAAGCGTGGGCCCGCAACAGAACGAGTGCAGCAAATTATCGACTACGTGCAGGCAAACCCCATCAACGATTGCTTGGGCGTCATTGAGAATATGGGGAATATTCCTGCGCCGGTGCTAACGGAAGAGGGTAGGCTCGTTTTCCGACTCCAGTTTGCCTGTATCTACGGCGAATAATCACCAAATTCATCCATCATGGCTGCCATCTGGCGGCCTTTTTTATTTGTGAGGTACACATGCAGGGCTGTGCTAATGATTTTGGCAAGCTGATCGGGAAAGTCGCCGTGCTACGCATGGCATTCGGCTGCCCCGATACTGTCCCGGCGCTCTCTGAGTGGAAGCGCCTGGGTGCAATGACCACCAAAAGCATCGACTACTCAATGAACACCGTCAACTCCGAGGCTGACGATGCGAAGGGTCTGGTTGAGAACCTGGTCAACAACATGGATTTCACCATCTCCGGCGAGGGTGAGTTCCGAAAGTCAGATAAGGATAACGAGATCGGGGCATGGCGCCTGTCGAAATACATTTTCGACGAGGTGCAGGCCGGACGGCAGCCCACTGTGTGGGTGCGCTTCGACTTCGCTGGCGAGAACGCCGGCACCTACCTGCAGGGATACATGAACACCACGTCCTGGTCGGGTGATTTCGGAACGTCTGACATCTCCACGTTCTCCGGCGAGTGGAAAGTCTACGACGCTGACACCGTGGTATTTGAAGTGGCCGACCCCATTGCCGCTACCGGCGTTGAGGTTACCCCGTCAACGGTATCTCTGGAAGTTGGCTCAAATCAGCAGCTAACGGGTGCGGTGCTACCGGTTGACGCGACCAATAAAGCGATCAGCTGGTCGAGCTCCGATGAGGCCATTGTCACTGTTACCAGTGCTGGCCTGGTGCACGCAGTTTCTGCTGGCACTGCGACAATCACCGCGACCACGGCAGATGGCAGCTTTACCGACACGTCGGCAATCACTGTCACCGAACCGTAAGCAGTACAAAGGGTGGCTTCGGCTGCCCTTGATACTGATTATGGAGAGAATATGACCCCCATCAAAGAAATCGGCGAGTGCATGATAGGCACTGGCGAGCAGGAGTTTTTCTTCCGGCCGTCGTTTCGCAACATGACGCGCATCGGCGAGCCGACGGAAATAGTCAGGACGTTTTACGACCTCTGCAATGACGAGGTGACGCCGCTACTGCAGCGAGCGGCTGACGCTTATCGCGAGATTGGGCGCGTGCCGGATTGCGTGCTGCAGTACATTCACAGCGGACTGCTGACGCGCAAAGCGATTATGGCGGCCCACACAGTGCTCACCGCCTGCTGTGATGACGATATTGGCGTCCTGGTGGGCTGGATGCGTCCGGCTCGCTCCAGGCGGCGCGGCATGGTATGGCGTCCTGGCTCCGTTCCACCGCAGGATATGATAATAATTGCGCAGAACCTGATGGCTCACGGCGTTGTGGGCAAAGCCAGGGTGCGCAAACTACAGCGCCACGAAAGCAATGAGACCACCACCGAGTTCCGCGCCGCCGAGTACATCATGGCCGCCCGCAACCACTTCGGCATGAGCCGGGAGGAAGCAGAAAACCTGACGATGACAGAGTTCAGCTTACTTTTGAATGCCAAATACCCGGACCAGAAGGGCTTCACTCGAGAGGAGTTCGACGCGGTCATGGACGAGGACGAACGGCGTTGGCAGGCGATGGTTGAGCGTGAGCAGGCAGCCAGAAACCAATAACCAGCCTCGGCACCCGCCGGGGCTTTTTTGTACCCGCAGTAAATCACCCGCGCTTCACACGCGCATTGTATAATCCCAGAGCCTACAGAAAGCTGAGCCTGAGAGTTGCCGTTTATAGGTGGCGACCTCTCTGGGAGGCGGCTTCTCTGTGTGACAGGCTCTGCTTTCTATAGGCAAAACGCTATGACATATCCTACCGTATCAGTAAACGGCGTTTCCGTTCGCGTGGACGCAGAAGGGCGCTATAGCCTGAATGACCTGCACGCCTCCGCTGTTATCGCCGGTCAGGCCAAGGAGAATCAGGGGCCAAGCCAATTTCTCCGTTCCAAAAAAGTTAAGAGCTTCGTGCAGACTTTGACCAGAATGCAAAAATGCACTCTGGAAGAAAATCAGCCAGTTAAAGTGATTAACGGCGGTGTTAACCAAGGTGTATGGGCGCTTGAGATTGTAGCCATCAGATACGCAGCATGGCTAAGTGCTGAGTTTGAGATTCGTGTGTACCAAACTTTTCAGGCATTGATGCGTCGTGGTTTTGATGCCATGTCACGCCTGAACAAAATTGACCATGTGATAAACACCGAGACCAAGGAAGTTAGCCACTGCGCCAGTAAAATGGGCAAGTGGGGCGCGGGTGGCAGGAAGCGGCTTCTGCTGGCGGCTAGGGAGAGGGTTATGGATGAGGTGCAAATGTATCTTCCTGGGTTAGAGGCATAAAAACCACGAATATGTGGTATTTTTCAGACCCGCCCCGGCGGGTTTTTGCTTTGTGGGCTGCTCAGTGGGATTGCAGATCGAAAATTGAGATAATTCGACCCAACAGGATAAGAAAGGCGGTTTGAATGCGAATTTTTACAGCATGCATGCATAAAAATAGTTTCTTTATTAGCGCTGACACTACCGAAGCGTTTTGGGTGTTGTTAAGCAAAACGCTCGGGTGGGGAAGATTTACCTTAATCAGGCCCTCTACAGAGTTCAGCCCTTCAGGAGGAACTTTTGAATTAACTGAACTGCGGCGGGCAGATGAAGGGCCCCCTGAGTCAGTAGTTGCAGGGTCAAATGTTTTATGGCGTCTGCCGGAAGCTCTCGAAGTTTTGAAACGATACTCGCCCTCTCAGGTTCCGGCAGATTTGAAAGAGCAATCAGATCCTCTATGGCGACGATAGTGTCGTTGTGAAGCCTGATTGTTTGCACCCTGAGTATGGCGCTTAATCCGCCGTCATCTAGTAGAAAATCAATGCCGTCATGGGTTATCGCGCAGGTGTGGCTGTTAAAAATATATTCGATTCCCTCGTACGACTTGCTGATTGCAAACGGCTCGGATACCAGTCCATGCATCTTCAGGTAAAGCATGCAGGCGACAAAGTGCTCATAGCTCTCGAATTTATTGATTAATTGGTGCTCCTGGGCTGACGTAAGGTGACCGGGAGCAGCGTCAATCAGCGCGTTCAAAATTTCTAGCTGTAAGGCCCGATCATACTTTACCGCTTTATCCATGGGTCACTTCTCCTTCCCGTACATGTTGCTAAGCGTCTCCAGGAGGGCAGCCTTGAACTTGTCGGCCTCCTGCTGGGCGAAAGACTCGACAGACTTGGGTGAGCGCTCTTCGTCTATGGCTGCCTGTAGAATCATGACTATCTCCGAGTTCAAAGAGCGGCCATTCTTTGCCGCGCGAATCGTTAGGGCTTCCTTCAGCGAATCAGGCATCCTCACCCCATAAGGAGAAATGTCTCTTACTTTTATCTTGGGCATACAGGCACTGTGGTTGGCAAGTGATATCACAGTGTAATCAAAAAAATTTTGACTTAATATTATCACGATGATACTTTTGTGATATCACATTGGCACGCGAGGTAATGATGAGAAAAGACGTTGTTGACTGCATTGTCAGAATGTCACCGGAACTTAAGGATATTCTGAGGAAGAAGGCAAAAGATGAGTGTAGGTCTATGAACTCTGAGGTTATAAAACGCCTCATTGATAGCTTGAAGCGAGAGGGTGTAGTGGTGTGAGAAAGATAAGGTGCTGTTTTTGCGGTAAAGATGTAAATGACATAGGTGGGATTCAATCTGAATTAACTGCTGAAGTAATTTGCCATGAATGCATCTCAGGAATCGTTATCTTCCGCGCGGCCAACATGGAGATGGTCAAAAAGCTTAAAGAGCTTAAAGAAGAAGGCAGTGATAAACAGTGAAGCCCCAACTGCGCGAACAGTCAGGGCTTCGGTATCAACAAATCGTGAAGGAAATATTGACATGACAAGTTTAGCAATTGCAGAACGTACAATCAACGTGCCTTTCTATGGTAACTCCCTATTCGTGGTTGAGCACAACGGCGAGGCGTATACGCCGATGAAGCCGATTGTTGAGGGGATGGGTCTTGCGTGGCAGTCGCAGCTCGCAAAGATTAAGCAGCGGTTCTCTTCAACTGTAACGGAAATCGTTATGGTTGCAGCTGATGGAAAGCCACGCACAATGATTTGCATGGCACTTCGTAAGCTCGCCGGTTGGCTGCACACTATCAGCCCTAACAAAGTCCGCCCTGAAATCCGCGATAACGTCATTCGCTACCAGGAAGAGTGCGACGACGTTCTTTACGAATACTGGACGAAGGGCGAGGTAAAGAATCCGCGTAAAGCTAAAAAGGTATTGCCGGGTAAAATCAGCGCCGACCAGCAGGAAGCCATCAAGCAGCTTGTGCTTACTCGCGGCAAAGCGCTGCCGAAAGAGAGCCAGGCCAAAGCGATGATAACCATGTGGTCGTCTCTGAAATCGCACTTTGGCTGCACCTATAAGAAAATCGACGCCGACCAGTTTACTGAGGCGCTGTCTATCGCTGCGCGTGTACCGCTTGAGGGCGAGTTCCTCGGAAAGCAGGAGGCACTGCCTGCTCCGACGTTGGATATCAACATCCCGCTACAGTGGTGGCTCGACAATAACCCGGTGGTTAGGAGTGGCAACCTGTCATTCGGCAAATCACGTTGCGCCCCGGCGTTTGATGTGACGATGGACATGCTTTGCGGGGAGAACTCGACTTCTGCGGCCATCCGTCTGATTAACGTTCTGGAAGAGGCTGGCTTTGATGTATCAGCACCGAAGGCTGAAATTGTGGCGATGCGCAAAAATCTCGCAAGCGTCGAGTACGGAATGAAAGCCATTGCCGACGCCTGCCGCCGAGCTGGTAGCAAGACCATCTCGTTTCGAGGCGCAAAGGCTGAGTTTGTAATCGGCTAAGAGATCCTCCTTGATAACCAAACCCGCTTAACTGCGGGTTTTTGCGTTGTCTTGTTCTCCACGTCTGCTAACATCTGGTTACGTTTGATGATGAGGATAGGGATGTGAAGAAACTATTATTATCTTTATTGCTTTTTTCTTCTTTTCATGCAGTGGCTGAGTGGTCTCATAATGTCACTGAAGATAAGATGGGCAGAGGTAAAGATGAAGTTGCCTCTGTAAAAAGTATTGGCGAAATCAATTTATTACCTCCTTATGAAGGATCTCAGCGTGCTACTCTTTCTTTTCGAAGAATGGGGAAGGGGGGCAATGAGTTAGTATTGTCAATTGAAAAAGGACAGATTGTTTGTGATGTTTCGGCGTGCGATGTCCTTCTTAGAAGAAATGAAGAAAAACCATTTAGAGTTACAATGGAACACCCAAAGGATAACAGTCAAAATGTTCTAATTGGTAGGTTATCAGCTAAGGAGTTTGGTGATTTGAAATCAGCTGATAAAATAACTACAGAGATCACGATCTTCCAAAATGGCGAGTCTATTTTAGAGTTCGATACTAAAAATAATCCATTTAAAGGAATGGTAGTTTACACCATCGATGAATTGAATAATAAGCTAAAGTTGGGTGATGATATAAATGTAATAAAAACTGGAGAGCTTGATATTGGTGAGGCGGGATTCGCTGCTTGTAGGAAAATCCTCAAATCTGAAAAAATAAACCCTGAAGAAGAAATTGTTCAAATTATAAAAGATGCTAAGGATTTGTATGTGAAAGTGAGCTATAGTGAATCCAATAAAATATTCACCACCTGCAAAAAAGGCAATAAGGCCATGCACTTAGATGTCTATCAGTATCAGTAATTAATAAACATTCAATAACAGCCTCGCCTCGGCGGGGTTTTTTTATGCCCGGAGAAACTGAAATGACCGAAAACGCTGGCGGTATTTATTTCGATGTAGAGATGGACATCAGGGGCCTGCTTACCGCTCAACAGCGAGTAAATCAGCGCCTTGATCTTATGGAGCGCGGATTTGATAGCACATCCAGATCTGTAGAAAACACAGAGCGCTCAATGTACAGCCTGTCACGCGTAGCTGTTGTTTTGGCTGGTGCATTATCAGTGCAGCAAGTGGCTGAATATGCCGATGCCTGGGCGACGGTTAATAATAAATTGGCAAACTCTCTACGCCCATCAGAACAGCTCGCTGACGTCACTGAGCGCGTTTTCAATATCACTCAGCAGACGCGGGGCAGCCTGGATGCCACGGCCTCACTTTATGCCCGCCTTGAGAGAGCAACCCGGCAGTATGGTACCAGCGCTGATGATCTTTCCAAGCTGACGACAATCATCAATCAGGGCTTCGTCGTTTCAGGTGCAACAGCCCAGGAGGCGGAGAACGCCATTATTCAGCTCTCGCAGGGGCTGGCGTCCGGTGCACTGCGTGGCGAGGAATTCAACTCCGTCAATGAGCAGGGTAACCGCCTGATCGTTGCGCTGGCTGATTCCATGGGTGTAAGCATCGGGCAGATGCGTGATATGGCAGCGCAGGGCAAGCTAACGACGGATGTAGTGGTAAATGGTTTACTGTCCCAAGGCTCTACGATCGGCTCCGAGTTCGCCAACACCACCACGACAATCAGCCAGGCTCTACAGGTTGCCGGCAACAACATCACCAAATTTTTCGGCGAAAACTCCACAGTTAAGACCGGTGCCGCGATATTCAACAACGCCGTCGTGACGGCGAGTGAAAATATCGGAATTCTCAGCGGCGCTCTGACAGCGGTAGCGGCGGTAATGGGCAGCCGTTATGTCGGGGCGCTTACCATGTCTGCGGCGGCGAAGATTAAGACTGCTGCCGCTTCCAGGACATTAGCGGCCGAAGATACCCTCGCAGCGCAGGCCGCCGCCAATAAGTCAGCTGCGGATTTGCGCGCAGCTGCAATAACGAAAGAGCGTGCGCTTGATGAAATACGGCTGGCTGAAATGCAGAAGCTATCGGCTATCAGTGCCGACAATGCCGCAGCTGCAGAGCAAAGGTTGTCGGTGGCCAGAGTCGCTGCCGCAGGTGCCGTAGATAACTACAATCGTGCTTTAGCTGCAAATCGGGCTGCCCAATCCGCTTTGTCTGGCGGCGCCGGGCTGGCCAGCAGAGCTCTAGGCCTTGTCGGCGGGCCAGCAGGGGCGGCCATGCTCGCTGCCAGCGCGATCCTCTACTTCTCGCAAAGAGCGAAAGAGGCCAGGGACGACGCTAACAATCTGGCAGATAGCGTTAATGAGCTGAGCGGTAAGTTTCAGACCATGTCTCATACTGAGCTGGCATCATCGATTGCCAAGATGAGCCAGACACTGCCAGATTTGACTGACGCAGTTGCTGATGCGCAAAAAGAGTTCGACTCCGCAACAGCCGCGGTGCAGCGGCAGCAGAAGGAAATAGACAACTGGGGGACAAACACAACCAGGGGAAGGCAGGCTGCTGAGGCTCTTGGTGGGGCCCAGGATAGGCTTGCCATTGCCACGTATGAACTTGAAAAGGCGCAGAACAGACTTAGCCAAACTAACCATGCTGTAGGGATTGCTCAGGCAACACTGAGTGGCGAATTTAGGCAGGGTATAGACCTTTTAAGGCGTGATAGTGAAGAGGCCGGTGTTGCCGCTGGGATGATGCATAAGCTCGGAAGCATGATCGACTTTGCCAGCAAGGCGAAGGATAGGTTCAATTCGAGCAGTTTAATGGTGGAGCGCCCTCAAAAGGTTCAGGAGTACCTCGACAAACTGCAGGATCAGGTGACCCTACAGAGCGAGCTTAATGACAGAAAAAGAGCGCAGTTAAAAGCCGAGCAGGACATCAGAAAGCTGAACGGTACAGAGGCTGATATTCGTCTGGCGCGGGAAAGGGCTGGGGCTGAATATGACGCACAGCAAGCCCAAAAGGACAGCAAAAATAATACAAAGGATGCAGCGTCTCAGGCAGGAAAACTCGCGACTCAACAAGAGAATGTTGCCCAGAAGCTGGCCAATCTCAAGCAGCAATCAGAACTCGCCGCCGGGTCAACTCAGGAGCTTAGCCGCGAGCAGGCGATCCTGAATGCCCAGCAATCGCTCGGCAAGGGCGCAACGCAGGAGCAGATTAAGCTGGCTGGTGAGTATAAGGCCAAAGCATGGGATGCTGCAGCGGCAGCAAAAGGAGTTACCGAGGCGCTGAAAGCCATGCCAGCGGCAGCGGAAAACAAGGCCTACATCGATTCCATGCAGAACCTTAAAGCCGCCCTTAACGCCGGAAAAATCAGCCAGCAGGAATACTACACCGCCACCGAAAAGCTAGCGCAGGAGCACCAGAACAACCTCGCCAAGATTAACTCTCAGGCACAGGTCAACCCGGTAGCATCTGCGCGCGCTGAGGTAGACCCGGTTCAGCAGCTGGTTAATGAGAATAACCAGAAGCTGGAGCTGATGCAGCAGTATCAAAAGCAGGAACAGGCAATACTGCAGCAGAGCTATCAGGCAGGAAAAATCAGCTACGACCAGTTTATTGCAGCACGTTCCGCGACAGATGCTCAGTATCTGGCACTGAAAACGGCGCAGGAAAAGCAGTTCAACGAGCAGATGATGGCCGCGCAGTGGCAGCTTCTGAGCCAGCAGGGTCTTGGGTACGAAATGCTCACCAGCGCCGTTGATGCTTTCTCCGGCAATGCCTCTAACGCCATCACTGGGCTGCTAACCGGCACCATGTCGGCGCAACAGGCAATGCAGTCACTCGGCAGCACCATTCTGAACAGCGTGATTAACAGCATCGTTCAGATGGGCGTGGAGGCGATGAAAAACTACATCATCGGCCAGACGCTGGGCGGGGCGGCAGTTGCCTCATCAGTCGGCATGGCGGCCACTACTGCATCAGCCTGGGCGCCGGCGGCGGCAATGGCCTCTCTTGCGACGCTGGGAGCGAACGCTGCGCCGGCGGCAGCGGGGATCACGTCAACGGTTGGGATTGCAAATGGCTTGGCTCTGGCGGGAATGCGCAAAAATGGTGGCCCCGTATCTGCCGGCAGCATGTACCAGGTCGGCGAGGGAGGGAAGCCTGAAATTTACCGCGCCAGCACAGGAAAGCAGTACATGATCCCCGGTGACAATGGAAAGGTGATCAGCAACCGCGAGATGCAGTCTGGCGGCGGCGTAAACGTCAAAATTAACGTCGTCAACCAGTCGTCCGGCGCGACCGTTCAAAGCGCAAATGGCTACATGCAGGATGGGAGCGCGGTCGTTGACCTGTTGCTGACTGATATCGAGAGCGGCGGACCGTTCTCCAGTCAGATACAGAGCACGTTCGGACTCCGACGCCAGGCCAACGGCGCCTACTAACCACAACCCGCTCCGGCGGGTTTTTTATTGAGGTGAAATTATGCGAGTAGCAATCGAAGTTAGCGGGGAAGTTATCTGGTTTCGCGACAGTTCTACGCTTGAGGGAATGGCCTGCAAATCCTATGTGAAGGATGGTACTCAGCAGAAAATAATTTCCGCCCTTGAGGATGCTTTGACGCAGGCCAGGGGAGAGAGCTTTTTATCCGATGATATTAATTGAGTATTGAATATTAGCGCGATGCCCAGGTGCTAGCGCCAAAACGACATTCCAGTATCCAGAGTGAGGCACTGCGATATTTGCGGGGAAGTGAGTATAAAAACCTCCATGATAAGTAAATCGAGAGCCATTGCGGTATTTATTGTAATTTTGGTCGTCCATAACCAGAACGTTAATTTGATGTGAGCACTGAACGCTAACAATGCTCCCATTTTCAACGTATTCCCTGCTGTGAATGTAAGACATAAAACCTCCTTTTATTGTGGAAACCCCAGCCTACCCTGGCTATTGAGCGCTTCCCATCCTGATAAACGATCAGTGCCGCCTGTGGGCGGCTTTTTTACGCCTGGAGGAAACGTGGCTATCAGCTACCCGGACTGGCTGCCGCTGCCGCAGCGCGCAGACCAGAACATGACGCAGGACACCGGCTGGCAGACGACGCAGCCCGCTGTCGGCCCGGCGATATTCACGCCGTTCACCACCGATTTGAAAGCTACCTGGAGCCTCCAGTGGATTTTTACGCTTGACCAGGCGGAGAGGTTTAAGTCCTGGTTGCGGTCGCCTTCGTACTGTAACCGTGGCAACGCCTGGTTCGAGATGACGATTGACCTCGGCGACACGCAGGGGCCGCAGGCGCAACTGCTGCACTTCACGTCTATGCCTGTTCAGACCAGCAAGAACGGAAATACCGTAACCTGGTCGGCAACCGTTATCAGCAACGGCATTCAGGACATTACAGAGGACTATGACGACTGGATCGTCCAAGCGCCGCCGAGATACGGCTACTGGCTTGACCTTCTCGTTACCGAAATACTTCCGAGGGCCGATTAATGCCGACACTCAGAGAATGGAAAGAGAAGCGGCCGGCGAGCGATATCAAGCAGACTGTCGTTTTCTCGCATCCCAACTTCACTTACCGCGTCGTGAACAACCTGTTCCGCCCAGCTCAGTTTGGCGGTGTGGATTTCGAGCCAGCGCGCTTCAGCGTAACCGAACCCGCACAGGACGGAACCGCAACGCCGGAGATGGTGATTACGTTTGTGCAGGCGTCCGAGCACGTCAGGCAGACGCTGAAAAACTGGCGAGGGGCTGCGAGGATGTCGCCCATCAGTTGCACGTACCAGCAGTGGGATGCCATTGGCGATGCCTATCCCATGAAAACGTGGTCTCTGTACGTGAAAGACATCAGCGCCGACGGCAATAACGTAACGGTTAACGTCGGGCTGACAAACCCGCTGACGCTGGCCAATCCAATCATTTACACAACCGACCTTTATCCTGGCCTGAAAACATCATGACTCAAGACGAATTTATCCGGCTTGTTAACGGCAAGCCGTGGGCTAACCGTGCCTGCAGCTTTGAGCGGCTCGACTGCTGGGGCCTGGTGGTCATGTACTACCGGCACGTCCTCGGGCTCGATCTGCACCACATGCCGGGTTATGAGTCTGACTCTGATTTCGTGACCTGCTACGAACAGGAGGTGACGGCCTGGCGACCAGTCCCGGCACCGGTGGCTGGGTGCATTGCCGTGTTCTATCGCGGACAGGTTCCTGCGCATATCGGCGTAATGGTCAGCCCGGTCAAATGCCTGCATTCCCGCGGCGAGTTCGGATTCGTGCGGCAGGATAGCCCGCGGGCGTTGCTGAAGGTCTACGAAAAAGTGGAGTATCTCGTACATGGTTCGATATGAGCTGCAGCGGCTGCCTGGCGCGCCGAAAGAGCGGGGGAGCACCGAAGTGGGCAGGTCGCTGATGGCGCTGCTAGATAGCCTGAAACTGCACAGTAACGTGATAGTTAAACTGAACGGGCGCACGCTGGCTGATGATTTCGACATCGAGTATCAGCTGCGCGCGGGCGATGTGGTGGCAATTTATGACCAGCCGGAAGGCGGTGTCGGAAAACTAGTCAACCGCATTCTGCGGCCAGTTAGCAAAATACTCTCAGGCACGATGAAATTCCTCGGTATGTCGCCGAAAATGGGCAGCGTATCGGCAGCCACTGGCGACTCACCAAACAACGACGTCACCCAGCAGACCAACAGGGCTCGCCTCTACAAAGGGCGCCCGAACATCTACGGCCAGGTGAGGTCGTACCCGGATCTGATTCAGGAGTCGATGTTTGAATATATCGACAACAACAAAATGGTGACGGAGTGGATGGAAATCGGCTATGGCCACTACAACGTTTCCTCTGTCCGTTACTCTGAATCATCGGTCGCTGCGATGGCCGGCGCCAGCTCTCAGGTGTTTCAGCCTGGTGAGGTGATTCCCGAGATTATTCAGGGTTACGCGTTCGACGACGTCGATGGACAGGAAATGCCCGGCACTAACGAGCAAACGACAAATATTGTTCATCAGGCAACCAGCACAAATCTGCTGACCGGCACGTTTGCTGGCGGGCAGTTCTACGCAAAAATTAATAAAGAGAATGCGTTCGACGTTTTCTACGATACGCCGCGACCGTTCTCTGTTACCGCGACGGTTAACGTCACCTACAACACCGCCAGCGGCTCGGTAACGCGTGACGTGAATGTGGCGGCCAATCTCTTCAATGCTGAGCTTTCAGACGATGGCGCGTTGATTAACCCGCAGGAGTTCTACGAGTTCTGGTTCAACAACCTGTCAGGATCCGATATCTCTCAACTTCCGGCAGATACCGTCGTAAACAGCGCGCTATTCACCATCACGCAGTATGAAACCATCGCGGTGGGGCCATTCTTTGCTGCGCTGGCGGGGGATCGGCTCTGGCTGCATCTCTACGCAAACCAGAGCGATGATGAGGATGGCCCAGCCCGGCTGACTTGGTGGCAGATTGACGAGGACAACGACCAGATACCCGGCACCGAGGAGTCGATGGAGGTCAATGTCCGAAATGACGGAGACGAGCCTGATTACATTTATCGGACATATAAAATCACGCCTGCTGCCGGTTTTGGGCGCTACGCGTTTAAAGCTGAGCGCACCAATAACTCTGCGGCGGACTCCGTGCTTTATCTCTCCGGCGCGCACTCAGTCATTGTGCGACAGAACGTCGTTTATCCCGACGATACGCTGGTGCGCGTGACCGTTAGGCAGACGGAAACGCAGACCGTGGCATCTGAGCGGAAATATAACTGCCTTGCTCAACGCCGAGTTATTTCATGGACGCCCGCCGGTGGAATTGACTACACGCTGCGCGCCAGCAGGTCATTTGCCGATGCGGTCCTGCACGAATGGGTCATGATCGGCAAGCAGGACCCGTCACGACTGGACCTGACGTCGCTCTACGCCATCACCGACAGCCTGGCCGACGAGCGATTGGGCTATTTTGACTGGACCTTCTCAGACGCCAGCCAGCCGCTGGGCGAGCGCATCCAGACGATCTGCAATGCTGCCAGGGTTAATTTCGACTGGATCGGCAATACGCTAATTTTCTGGCGCGATGAGCGGGTGACAAACCCTGACGCCGTTTTCTCCCGCTCAAACATGTTCTGGGACGAGTACAAACTTAATTGGTCCATGTCACTGCCTGGGGGCTACGACGGCGTCACGCTGGACTATATCGACCCGGCGTCGAACAAAAAGGCGTACATCTACCTGTCGATAACCGCGGGCGGCATAGCGCAGGTAACCGATCCGACGGTTAACGCGAAACAAATCAGCCTTGACGGCTGCCGTAATGCATACCAGGCAAATGACCGGGCATGGCTTGAGGCCCGCAAAATCCTTCTCTCGCGAGTCACCATGACCGTGAAAGTGCTGGAGTCGACCGAAGTGGAGAGGGGTTCGGTTATTCAGTGCCCGGATATGTACGACAACGTGCAGCAGACCGGCTACCTGAAAGGGCGCGACGGCGATATTTTCCGCACGTCGGAGATTATCGACTGGTCACTCGGCGATATGTGGGTCGTCATGACCGACAGCGCTGGCGACTATCGCGGACGCTGGCGGGCATATGCTGTAGATGGCTCACCGCGCGCGTTCTCAGCGGCGGCCGATACTTTCGACATCAACACCTACGACGGCGTCAACGTGCAGTCTCCGAGCCGATATTTCATCGCGACTGACACAGAGCTTAATTCAACGCTCTGGCGCGTAGAGAGCACAAAACCTAACGGCGACGAAACGCAAACCCTCTCTCTGTCTGAATATTCAGACGAAATTTACCCTAATTAACCATTTTATATCGCGCGTATCGGGCCAACCGAGGGTTACGCGCGCCAAAAGGGCGACAGACATATGGCAGACAAATACCTGGGAATTCCTCTCCCGACTCCGACTAAAAATGCGGTACCGAGTACCGACATTCGCGACCACCTTTTTGCCGGTGCAAAGCTGGATGAGGAGGCAACCAGCGGCCAGGATGTTTATATTGACCGCCTGGGGCGTGCGCACCTGACAAACACCGGCCGCAATAATAAATTTGCAGCTGAGCTGCAGGCGATGGTTGAACGCTTCAACGCATTTATCGAGCGCTCTGGCTATCAGGTTATCGGCGACTACGAAGACGGCCCGCTGACAATCACTGAGTACAACCAACTCGTCCGTTATCAGAACGAGCTGTGGAAAATTACCGCCGACACCGATATTCCGTTCACTACCGCCGGCAACACGGCGGAATCGTGGGAAGCGTCGGACAAGGAACACTTTGTTTCCGTAGGCGATGGCGCCCTTCGCCAAAACCTGGGTTCTGGCGATGGGGCCTGGCTGTCCGGTTATCGAAACTCAACAGTCGGGGATGAATTAGACTCTCTTCAATTCTCTAAATATATTCCGGCCATTTATTACGGTGCGTTTTTTGAAAACACAACCACGGCTATAAACGTAGTGGCATCACACGATGGTATTACGTTCAGTGATCCTGTGCGATTAACTACGGGTTCTGGTTCTCTATTGCGCGGGCGTGACCCGTCAATTATTTTTTATGAGGGTAAATGGCTGTTAGCCACAACTGCGAATACGCCAGGATCTGTAGATTTAATAATCTACTCAAGCCCAGACCTTGTTAACTGGTCAGCAAATAATATAAAGCTAAACGGAGACGCAGCAATATGCAGTTCTGTTAATAGCTGGGATGGCGGAACCGTCCCCGCGTCTTTACTTTGGGCCGGTGAGCTAATTATCGATCATAAAACAGGGAAACTACATCTGATAATCAGCATCCTTATTGGGGTTGATACTACAAAGGGTAACTCCGATCGGATGTTTGGTACCTACATATCAGAGTTAACTGATGTCGGTAACCTTACGTTTTCTGTTCCGTCCAGGATTTCCGTTGTCGAGAACGACGGAACAACTAATAAATACAGTCGTATAGATGCCACAATTGCATATGATGACGTTAATAGTCGTTATCTGATGGCTGTTAAGCGGGAAAACTATGGGATAATTGATATTTTCCAGAGTAATAGCATTACCGGCGTTTTTAGTTACATAAATTCCATTACAGCATTGCAGACTACTGGTGCTGCGGGTAGTTATTACAGAAAATCATCAATTGAAGCCCCGGCGCTTTACAGGCTGAAAGATGGTGTAACCTGGGTAGTAGCATTCGACCCCAACGACACATTTGATGGTATATTATATGTATCGTCATCTGACGGATTTACTACAATGACAACGCCAAAACGGCTGGGAATGCCTCCCTTCCGTCATGGCTCTGTCGTTCGTGGTTTTGGTTTATCACCGCAGGCCATAAAAAATCTTGAAGATTGCAGAAATGGTATCAACGGCTATACGCCACTTGCACAGCTACCTCTGAACTTTGTCAAACTTACAGAAAGCTGCAGTATTATCCCTCGTTCAGACACGGTCTACTGGACTGATTCCGATATAACTGTGACGCTGGTTGCTCCAACTGTTATTGCAGGGAATATGAGCTATCCAAGACGCTTCTATTTCTGTCTTCGCACAAACTCTCGCCTGATAAAAATGCGCGTTACTGGGGCTGTTGCTGGCGGCGTGTGGGACATAGGATGGGGCGTAAACAACGATCGGCTCATAGAGTTTTTTTATGAAACGCTGAGCAGCGTTTACCGTAGTGAAGCTATGGGCGCAGTTTCATATGTTCAGACACGATTGAAAACAGATGCTGGAACAAATTCAATAAATGAGTCATCGGTAACGTGGGCACCGCGGCATGCTAAAACATATGTCATAACTGATTCTGACGGCACCATCACAATAAACGCGCTGCCAGATATGCCGGTAGGTACATATTTCAGCATTGTTATCCAGTCCGGCCTAGGGGCATTCGTTGGCCTGGTTATTAAAGCAGGGACAAATACAAATCACCTGGGAACCCCCACTGATTGGAGTTATAACGGCGGCGCTGATGGGTATGATGGGCGTTTGATCAGGATAGAGAAAGGATCAGATAGGTGGTTTGCGACTCGATAGTGTAAACAATCTTGATCTCCACCTGCAATAAAACTACTGTATATAAAGACAGTATTTGTGGTGGTCACCATGTTCGCTCTCGTCGATGTCAACAGCTTCTATGTCATTGATTGCGAGCGAACGCCATCAATCCAATCAGCCCACCACTGCATCATCTCGCGGCGCGTGTCCATGTATTGGGCGTGATTGTAGATTCCACGGATGGAGTCTCGCCTGGTGGTTTTTGTGGTTTTGGGTCTCTCGGGAGGGTGTTGCTGCGGATGGGGTGTTACGTGGAGGCGGGGTAGGGTGTGAAAT